GCAAGCGGAATCTGCGAGGTGATCGCGAGAAAGTTCCATGGCCCTGCTCAGCCTGCGCGCCTACGCCAAGCATCGCGGCGTGAGCCTGGCGGCGGTGCAAAAGGCGATCCATTCCGGGCGGATCACGGCCAACGCCGACGGTTTGATCGAAAGCGACCGCGCCGATGCCGAATGGGCGGCGAAGACCAGGCCCGGGCAGCGCCGGGCGCGGCCGGCGTCGCCCTCAGCAAGGGAGCCGGCGGAGCCGGCCGGGGCGGGCGGGCTCGACTACTTCCGCGCGCGGGCCATCCGCGAAAGCTACTTGGCGCGGCTGGCCAAGATCGAGTTCGAGGAGCGTATCGCTAAGCTTGTCAACCGCGACGAGGTGCAGGTGGCGGGGTTCACGCGCGGCCGCGTGGTCCGCGACAATATGCTGAACATCGCCGACCGCTTGGCGGCGACGCTCGCCGCCGAGAGCGACGTGGATCGCGTGCATCGCATTCTGAGCGACGAGATTCGGATGGCCCTGGATGCCCTTGCCGGCCCCAACAGCGACTGAGATCTACAACGCTGCGTTCAACGCCGGGCTCCGGCCGGATCCGGTGCTGACCGTGTCGGAGTGGGCCGACCGCTACCGGCGGCTGTCGGGCAAGTCGGCGGCCGAGCCGGGCCCGTGGCGCACGGACCGCACTCCGTACCTGCGGGAGATCATGGACTCGCTTTCGCCGTCGTCTCCGGCGGAGCGCGTGATCTTCATGAAGGGAAGTCAGATCGGCGGCACCGAGTGCGGCAACAACTGGGTGGGCTACGTGATCCACAAGTCGCCCGGGCCGATGATGGTGGTGCAACCGACGGTCGAGCTGGCCAAGCGCAACTCAAAGCAGCGCATCGATCCGCTGATTGAAGAAAGCGACGTGCTGCGCGAGCTCGTGAAGAGCCCCCGCTCGCGCGACTCGGGCAACACGGTTTTGTCGAAGGAGTTCCCGGGCGGCGTGCTGGTCATGACCGGGGCCAACTCGGCCGTCGGCCTGCGCTCGATGGCCGTGCGGTATCTGTTTCTCGATGAGATCGACGCCTATCCGGGCGACGTCGACGGTGAGGGCGATCCGATCAATCTGGCCTTCGCGCGCACGCGCACGTTTTCACGGCGCAAGGTCTTCATGTGCTCGACGCCCCTAGTTACGGGCTTGAGCCGGATCGAGGCAGCGTATGCCGAGAGCGACCAGCGGCGCTACTGGGTGCCGTGTCCGCATTGCGGCCAGTTCCAGGTGCTGAAGTTCGAGCGGCTGCGCTGGCCCAAGGGTGAGCCGCAGAAAGCCGCCTACCATTGCATCGCCTGCGAGCAGGCCATCTTCAATCACCAGAAGAACACGATGCTTGCGCGCGGCCAGTGGCGGCCCGAGGCCGCCGGCGACGGGCGCACGCGCGGCTATCACCTGTCGAGCCTCTACAGCCCGGTGGGGTGGTACTCGTGGGAGCGCGCCGCCGAGGACTGGGAGAAGGCGCAGAAGGATGTCGAGCGGCTGAAATCGTTCGTCAACCTGGTGCTCGGCGAGTCGTGGCAGGAGCGCGGCGACGCGCCCGACTGGCAGCCGCTCTATGACCGGCGCGAAGACTACGTGATTGGCACGATTCCACAGGGCGGCCTGTTTTTGACAGCGGGCGCCGATGTGCAGCGGGACCGGATCGAGGTCGAAGTCGTGGCGTGGGGGCGAGGCAAGGAATCGTGGTCGGTTGATTACCGCGTTCTCGTAGGCGACACGGCGCGGGCCGATGTCTGGCGGCAGCTCGATGCGCTGCTCGATGAGGAGTTTCCTCACGCCAGCGGCTTGCGGATGCCGATCCGGGTGCTGTGCGTCGATTCGGGCTTCAACCCGCGCATCACGTATGACTGGGTCCGGCAGCATCCACAAGCCTCTTGGGGCCCCGCCGGCGCGCGGGCCGCTCATCCGAAGACCGCCGTGGCGATCAAGGGAACGGCCCGCACGGACCGGCTGATTCTGGGCGCCTCGCCGGTGGATGCAAGCCGGCGGCGCGGGACGCGCCTGTGGATGCTGGGGACGCCCGTAGCGAAGTCAGAACTCTACAGTCGGCTGCGCCTCATGCCGCCCACGGAAGAAAGCGGCGAGCCGTTCCCGGCGGGCTACTGCCACTTCCCGCGCTACGAGGAAGAGTATTTCCGGCAGTTGACCGCCGAAAGCCTGGTCAAGGGCCACTGGGTGGTCGCGCCCAACCGCCGCAACGAGGCGCTTGACTGCCGGGTGTATGCGCGCGCGGCCGCGTCGATCTATGGAATCGACCGCTTCACGGAGAAGCACTGGCGGGAACTCGAGGCGCTGCTGCCAGCGCCTGCCGCCCAACCGGAACCGGCGGCCGCGCCGCACCCGCGCCGCATACGCCGAGTGACGGTCCGTTCGAAGTGGATGCAGAACTGACATGGCCTACTCGCAGACTCAACTCGAAGCGCTCGAGGCGGCCCTGGCCAGCGGCATGCTGCGCGTGTCATTTGAAGGCCGCAGTGTCGAGTACCGGAGCGTGGAAGAGCTCAAGAAGGCGATCGCCGAGGTGAAAGCCGCCCTGGCGGCGGCGGACCCGGCGCGGTCGCGCTCGCGCGTGATCCGGACTTACACGGCCAAAGGTTTCTGATGGGCTACTGGCGGAATCTTGTGCGGGCGGCATTCGGCGCACCGCTGCGTGCGCTTGCTGGCTATGAGGCCGCCGCTGCGTCGCGCCGGACGCTGGGCTGGAACCCGGCAAACGAGGGTATCAATGCTCTGGTGGCCGGCGGCGGCGACGCTCTGCGGGCGCGCTCGCGCGACATGGTGCGCCGCAACGCCTGGGCGAGCAACGCGGTCGAAAGCTTCGTCGGCAACGCTGTCGGCACGGGCATCAAGCCTCAAGCGAAACATCCGGACCCGGCGGTGAAGCGGCGGCTGCAGGAACTCTGGCTGCGGTGGACCGACGAGGCTGATGCGGCCGGGCTGACGGATTTCTACGGGCTCCAGGCGCTGGTCTGCCGCTCGACGATCGAAGGCGGCGAGTGCCTGGTGCGCATTCGGTCGAGGCTGCCCGAGGACGGCTTGAGTGTTCCGCTCCAGTTGCAGTTGCTCGAAGCCGAGCACCTGCCCACGACCAGGAACGAGAACCTGCCCAACGGCAACGTCATCCGCGCCGGGATCGAGTTCGACAAGATCGGCCGCCGCGTGGCCTACCACTTATACCGCGAGCATCCGGGCGAGAAGCTCATGTTCTTCAACGCGGGTGAGACCGCTCGCGTGCCGGCGGAGTCGGTGCTGCACATTTACAAGCCGCTCCGTCCGGGCCAGCATCGCGGCCAGCCGTGGCTCACGCAGGTGCTCGTCAAACTTCATGAGCTCGACCAGTACGACGACGCCGAACTGGTCCGCAAGAAGCTGGCGGCGATGTTTGCCGCCTTCATCACCGAGAACAACCCCGAGGACCCGGTGATCGGCGCAAAGCCGCGCGAGGGCGAGACGGATGCGAGCGGCGTACCACTGGCTGGCATCGAGCCCGGGTCGATGGTGAAGCTGCTGCCGGGCGAGGATGTGAAGTTTACCGAGCCGGGCGACGTCGGCGGCATGTACACGGAGTTCATGCGCGTGCAGTTGCGCGCCATCGCGGCGGGCCTGGGAATCACCTACGAGCAGCTCACCGGAGATCTCGAGCGCGTGAATTACTCCTCGATCCGAGCCGGTCTGCTTGAATTCCGGCGCCGCTGCGAGCAGTTCCAGCACCAGGTGATGGTCTATCAGTTCTGCCGCCCGGTGTGGCGGGCCTGGATCGAGGCCGCTCTACTGGCCGGCGCGATCGACGCGCTCGACTTCGCTCGGGCGCCCGAAGCTTATCTCGACGTCGAGTGGCGGCCGCCGTCCTGGGCCTGGGTCGATCCGCTCAAGGACATGAACGCCGAGGTCACAGCCGTGCGCGCGGGCTTCAAGCCGCGCAGCGCCGTCATCAACGAGATGGGCTACGACGAGGAGGACGTCGACCGGCAGGCGGCGGCCGACAACGCGCGCGCCGACTCTCTCGGCCTGACCTATGACTCCGATCCGCGCAAAACCACGGGCAACGGGCAGCGGGTGGCGGAGCCTGCGCCGGCGACCGTGAACGAGACCCCATGACGAATCTCCCGCACATTGCTTCGCGCGTGTTCCACACGCCGCTGATGATCGACTCGAAGAAACTGGCGGCGATCCTGGCCGTGCTCGCGCCGCGTCTGGGCATCGAGCCGCCCGCGGTCGAAGCGGCACTGCTTACCGAGCAGCCATCGCGGAAGCCTTACGCTGTGACCGACGCCGGCGTCGCCGTGATCGAAGTCTCAGGCAGCCTCGTCAACCGCGCCTCGGGCCTGGACGCGCAATCGGGACTCACCTCGTATGAGCAGTTGGGCAACGAGATCCTCGACGCCGCCACCGACCCGCAGGTTCGGGGGATCCTGCTGCGCTTCGACAGCTACGGCGGCGAGGCCAACGGCGCCTGGGACGTGGCCAGCCTGATCGAGGAGGCCGCGCGCATGAAACCCGTGTGGGCCTCGGTCGACGACTGGGCCTTGAGCGCCGGGTATCTGCTGGCCTCCGCGGCGGACCGCATCTGGGTCACCCGCACGGGCGGCGTCGGCTCGGTGGGCATCATCGCAATGCACCTCGACCAAAGCGGCTTCGACGCAGCCAACGGCCTGCGCTACACGACGATCTTCGCCGGCGACCGGAAGAACGATTTCAATCCCCATGAGCCGCTGTCGACGGAAGCCCGCGACGTGCTTGTGGCCGAGGTCAACCGGCTCTACGGCATGTTTGTCGACGCCGTCGCGCGGCGGCGAAGCCTGAGCGCCGCCGATGTGCGCTCGACCGAAGCCGGCATCCTCTACGGCGAGGATGGCGTTGCCCGAGGCTTCGCCGACCGCGTGGGCACGTTCCGCGAGGCTCTTGCCGCCATGACCGAGTCTTTGTCCAAACCCAAGTTCACGAAAGGAGGCACACCAGTGTCTGAAACCACCCAGGCGGCCGCGAGTCCGCCCGTTGCCGATCTGGCCGCAATCGAGGCCGAAGCCCGCGAGCAGGGCTACGCCGAAGCGGCCGAGATCGTCGTGCTGTGCAACATCGCCGGCCGGCCCTCGCTCGCCGGCGATTTCATCGCCCGCCACCTCTCCGTGGCCGAGGTCCGCAAGGAACTGCTCGCGCTGCGGGCCGAGGCCGACAGCGAAGAGATCCGGTCCCATGTGCTGCCGGAAGCCAGCGCCACGGTCAAGCAGAATCTCGACGAAAACCCGGTTGTGAAGGCCTGCCTGGCCTTGGCCGGAGCGAAAGGAGCGAAGTAAGCGATGCCCGTCCAAACCGAATCGAACTACTTGGGCGACTGGCTCAAGTTTGAAGAGGATAATCTCTATAGCCGCGACGAGGTCACCGTCGCCAGCGGCCAGAATCTGGCGACCGGCACGGTGGTCGGCGTCATCACCGCCAGCGGCAAAGTGACGCAACTGGCGCCGGCCGCAAACGACGGCTCCGAGAACGCCGCAGGCGTGCTCGTCGGCAACGTCGATGCCACTGCTGGAGACCAGCCGGGCGTGATCGTTGCCCGCCATGCCATCTGCTCGGACAAGGGCCTGACTTGGCCTGCCTCGATCACCGCGCCGCAGAAGGCCGCCGCCATCAGCCAACTCAAAACCCTGGGCATTCTCGTCCGGGAAGGAGCCTAACCCACCATGCCGATGCTCAATCCATTCGCCACCGATGCCTTCAGCATGGTCGCCCTGACGGCGGCCATCAACAAGATCCCGAACACCTACGGGCGCTTGGAACAACTGAACCTGATGCCGGCGACCGGCGTCCGCACCCGCACGATCATCATCGAAGAAATGAGCGGCGTGCTGAATCTGCTGCCCACGCAGCCGGTCGGCGCGCCAGGCACCCTCGGCACGCAGGGCAAGCGCAAGGTGCGCTCGTTTGTGATCCCGCACATCCCGCACGACGACGCGGTGCTGCCCGAAGAGGTCCAGGGCATCCGCGCCTTCGGCTCGGAGTCCGAAACCGAGGCGCTGGCTGACTTGCTGGCCCTGAAGCTCCAGAACATGCGCAACAAGCACGCCATCACGCTCGAGCATCTGCGCATGGGCGCGCTCAAGGGCGTGATCCTCGACGCCGACGGCACGACGCTCTATAACCTTTACGACGAGTTCGGTATCACGCCGAAAACGGTGAACTTCGCGCTGGGCACGGCTTCGACCGAGGTGCTTCTGAAGGTGCTCGAAGTGAAGCGCCACATCGAGGACAACCTCAAAGGCGAGTTCATGACGGGCATCCTGTGCCTGTGCTCTTCGGGCTTCTACGACGCCTTCACCACGCACTCGAAGGTGAAAGAAGCCTTCCAGTACTACCAGCGCAACCAGCAGCTCGGCAACGACTACCGCACGGGCTTCACCTTCGGCGGCGTGACGTTTGAAGAGTATCGCGGCCAGGCCACCGACGCCTCGGGCAACGTGCGGAAGTTTATTGCCGACGACGAGGCGCACTTCTTCCCGCTCGGCACGGCCAACACCTTCCGGACGTTTTTCGCGCCGGCCGACTTCAACGAGACGGCAAACACCTTGGGCCTGCCGCTCTACGCCAAGCAGGAGCCGCGCAAGTTTGGCCGCGGCACCGACCTGCACACACAGCAGAATCCGCTGCCGATCTGCCTGCGGCCCGAGGTGCTGGTCAAGGGGACGAAGTCCTGACCATGAGCGCTTGGCAAGCGGCAGTGAAGGACCTCGACGCGGCCGTCCTGAGGACGTTTGGGCGCGAGGTCCTTTACTTGCCCGAGGCCGGCAGCGTGGCCTCGATCCGTGCGGTGTTTCAGCCGGCACGGGAGGCAGAGGATGCTTCGCCGGGCGTTTATGCGGTGCTGTTCGTGCGGCTAGTCGATCTGCCCGGCGCGCCCGTGCGCGGGGATGAAGTCGAAATCGGCGGCGTACGCTACAAGGTCTTCGACATCGAGGCCGACGCCGAGGGCGCAGCCGTGCTCAAGCTTCGCAAGAGCGGCTGACTTGTGCAAGATTTTCCACAAGTCGGCCTATATTCCCAGAGAGCCATTTTCCGGACAATTGTCCGGAATTCATTCGCGGGTGATTGAGACTTCCGGTCAATTGCGCGGAAGTCCGTGGGACGATGCATGCCGAGCGTCCGTGTTTACCAGAAGAGACAGCTCCGACTCGACCTGCTCAATTTCCGCCAGCGGCAGATGTATGAGCTGGGCAGCGCGGGCGTCGCGGCGGTGAAGTCGCGGCTCGCGGCGGCGCAGGGCCCCACAGACGCGCCGGCCAAGCCGCTCACCAAGCGCTATGCGATCTGGAAGACGCGCAAGGGCAAGGGCAACCGGCGCAACCTGACATTCACCGGCGACCTGCTGCGCAACTTCCAGGTCCGCACCGTAAGCGAAAACCGTGCCAAGGCCAACCTTTCGACCCGCAAGGACCGTATCAAGGCCTGGGCCAACCAGAAGCGCGAGGAGTGGATGGTGTGCTCGCCCAAGAACAAGGCTGCCGTGGTCGAGGCCGCGCGGAAGATGCTTGAGGCCATGAAACCTCGGCTGCTTGTCGAGCGCGCCTTGGGAGGTAAGCAAAGGTGATCAACCCGGCGGAACTGGTCGACAACCTGGTCGCCTTGCTGCGCGGCATCCCGGAATTGGTCGCCGAGATGGAGGGCGATGAGCGGCGCATCTTCGCCTATCACGATCAGTATCCGAAGCGCGCGAGCCTCGCGGCGGCAATCCATGAGATGCCAGCGCCGGGCATTATGGCCGCCTGGCAAGGGACGCAGCCGGGGAGTTTCGGCGGCATCGATGTCTGGAGGCACCAGGTCACGTTGTACCTGAGGGCGCGCGAGACCTTTGACGGTGACCCGCCCACGGCCTACTCCCGGCTGTTCCGGCTGATCACGAAGGGTGTCCCCACCTCGGTTGGCGTGCCGATGCTCAATGCGACGATGCATCCTTCTTGCTACCCCATGGACCTGCCGCAAATCCAGCGGCAGACCGACGCCGAGGGGCTCGACTATTTCGAGGTGCCGCTGAGTTTCACGGAGATGGGAGATGACTGAGACCATACTCATGCGCTCGCCAGACGGCGAGGTGGAAGAGGTGGAAGCTACGCCGGCCGAACTCGTGCCGAGGATGGTGCGCGGCTGGCGGCAGCTCACGGAAAAGGAGGTAACCCCTGATGTCCGTAACGCGGATGCAGGAAATCCAGATCTGCTTCGGTAAGCAGAAGCAGGCCGATATCTCGACCGCCAACACCGGCGTCCAGATGTGGCAGTTGCGCAAGCTCAATGCCGCGCTCGCCAATCCGAAGCTCTCGACCGAAAACGACGCCGAGGAGTTCGGCAAGGGCCACGAGTTCGCCACGCAGTCCTTCCAGACGTCCTGGGACGTGAACGGGACGCTCGAGAAATACCTCGGCGCGGAGATCGCCGCGTGGGCCATGGCCTACGGCTTGGGCAAGGTGGTGAAGTCGGGCACGACGCCGAACTTCACCTACACCTGCACGCCACTGTTTCCGGCATCGGGCGATGCGGCCGAGCTGCCTTACTTCAGCTTCGTCGAACAGATCCGCCCGGGCGCAGGCGTCGTGGTCGACCGCATGGCGGTGGGCTGCGTGGTCGAAGGTTGGACCATCTCGATCGGCTCGGGGCCGGGCCGCGCGAACTCGAAGATCACGGTGGAGTTCGTGGGATCGGGCAAGTATGTCGAGCCCTCGGGCATCACCATGCCGGCGGCGACGGTGGAGAAGCTGCTGCCGTCGGCGTCGCTCGCGCTCACGATCAACGGCGTTAACTACGTCTCGAACAAGAACATCGTCTCGCTCGAGACGTCCTGGAAGAACAATGTCCGTCTGGACGGCGGCTTCTTCCCCGGCTCCGGCTTCCAGACGGCCGGTGACGGGACGAGCGGCGCGATCCGCGGGCGTCTGGAGTTCGGAAACCGCCAGGGCACGCTGCGCTTCGTCGCCCGCTTTGAGAACGGTTCGACGGAACTGACGAAGCTCAAGAGCCAATCCACGGGTACCGCAGTGATCTCGCTCACCTACGACTCAAACAACTCGCTCGAACTCACCTGGCACAAGGTCTCCTTTGCAACCGCCGAAGTCGGCGAGACGGACGGCATCGTCACGGTGTCGGTTGAGTGCCTGCCGATGTGGGATGAGACCAACGGCGTCGTTTCGGCTGTGGCCAAGTGTGGTGTCGACGGGATCTGTCAGTAGAGAGGACTCTCATGTTTGATGCAAAGCAACCCATCACCATCCACCTCCGCACGCCCGAGGGCGTGAAGCCGGTTCGCGTGCGATTTCCTAGCGACGACGAGTGGATCGAGCGCCAAAAGAAGCGCAAGGTCATCGTGAAGCAACTGGGGCGCGGTGTCTCGGAAACGACGATCCCTGACTCGGCAGAAGCCGACGCCGCGCTGCTCGCGAAGATCCGCGTGCCGGAGGAGAATGCGCCCGAGGTGGACGCCTTCGAGGCGAACCGGGTTATCGAGCAGTTGAGCCAGGCCGATGTCGACGACGTGGTCCAGGTGGGCGACGGCTTCCGGGTCTCCATGCGCGTCCTCGGCGGCACGGTGACACATCTTCTCAAGATGCCGTCGGCGAAAGACGTCTTCGAATACCGCCGCGGCTTCGCGCGCGTGCTCGATCTGCCCTACAACCGGCAAGAGTTGGTCATCAACTTGGCCCCGGCGGCGGCGCTCTACAAGAAGCTGGTTGAGTCCACCGAAGGCTATGCGGGCGACGCGCCGATCATTCACCAGGCCGTCACGGTGAAAGCCGCCATCGACGCACTCGACGGCGCCTTCCAGGAGTCCGGCGACCCAAACTGACCCACGGGGAGTGGCCGGAGAAGCCCTCGCTGCGCTTCCTGATCCATTGGGCGCTCCGCCGCGCGGAACTCTGCGACCCCGGCCTCTGCCCGGACGCTCCGGACGATGGCGGCCGTTGCGACCACTGTCCGCTGGACAAACTGGACACGGCGCAATCCTCCGAGGCGGGTCTGTTGCTGCGCCGCGCAATCAATCTCCGGGCGGCGTTGAAGATGGGCGTCCGAATCGGCCTCGACGAGATCCGGGCGGATGAGATGCGAGCCCTGATGATGCTGGAGGAGGAGCAGGAGAGACTCGACCGGGAGAAGCTAAACGGGAGCTCGACCTAAACCTCTGGATGAACCGGTTCGTGATGAAGGCGCAGCAATTGTTCGGCCTTCAGAGCCACCATCGCGTATGTGCGCCCGTCGTCATCACTGAACTCAACTTCGTACACTCCAGGCACCCAGCTTTCCACAACGGTCCCGACCTGGCCGCGAACCAAACCGTGTTCCGGGAGGTCCTCCAAGAGGGCGACGACCGAACGTGCCGTGACTTCGTGCACCGCGGTTCCTCGCTGTGAGTTTCCCATGCTCATGCGGATCGCCGGATCGGAACGAAGCGAATCTCGACGCGCTTGTTCAGGGCTGCCGCGATCCGGCGCAGCATAGCCAGCGAGTGGCCTTCATAGTCGGCATCATCGAGACATGAAATCACCGACGCCGTTGTGCCGATCATCTTGGCCAATCGGGCTTGCGTCAAACCAGCCTTTTTCCGAAGTTCATAGATCTTCCGGGCGACCTCGTCGTCGGCCCGGGCTTCGTCCAACACCCTCTGGCGCTCCGGCTGTCCCCGGAAGAGCCGCCGATGCAGGAGTTCTATCGCATCAGAGGTCAGGTCCGTTCTTGGCCTTTTCTTGGACAGTCGCTCAAGCCGATGCACTGGCATTACCTG